CAAGAAAAGAACCGCTATCAGCGTATCGGCTCGGTTATTGAGACCAAGAATGGGCCTATGCTGAAGTTTGACTGTATGCCTATCGTAGAGGGCGGTTGGTCTGGCTGGGCGTACATGAACGCACCCAAGCCCAAAGATGACGATATAGACTTCTGATGACACACATTACAGATTTTGCTATTCTGCTGGCGCAAATTGCGTTGGCAGTTTTTATCTACTATTTCTGGAGACACTATGCGTGAACCAATCGGCATATCCGTTCCCATGCGGATAACTATGGAAGAAGAAGAAGCCTTCAACGAAATAGAGCGTAGGTCTAAAGTTAAACAAGAACTGCTTAAAACGCCCTCTAAGGAGGCTAAATTGCAAGCCGAGGTGTTGGCATTAACCATTGCAGTTAAGGCGCTTACAGAGCGCGTAGAAAGGCTAGAAAAGTGAACGCATTTCATCCACAGTTTATGGCAACCTATTACCCCAAGTTTTGGGATTTTTCTAAGAGCCAACAGGCACTAACAGCAGAGCGAGAAATGGCTAAACGAAGTGTTAAGCCTAAACGCTTTTATGTTTATGCTTTGGCAGACAGAATCAAACCACCTAAAAGGAAGTATGTAAACCTATGATTGAAAGCATATTAACTTTATTTGCCTTGCTCATGCTTGGCGCTTGTATCGGAGTGGGCGTGATAATTGCAGTAATCTATTGCTCTTGGGACAAAGATTAACTTAAAAACAAAGCGCGTTCATCGTTTCTTCTCGTCACTAGACCTTTTAAAACTTTACCGCCTGCTTTTGTGTATTTGAGGAATTCTTCTGCCGCGCCCTCAAAATCGCCTCGTAGCACCTTTTGACGGAGCGTAGAACGCTGGAGCGTACCCAATCCCACATTAAAAGAAAAACTAACAAGAGCATCAAATTGACCTTGAGTGAGAGCAACAGGGCAAAACTTTTGGACTCCAACGCAAAACCTATTAAGGTCATGTCTGAGAATTGCATCAACTTCCTCCATACTGAAAACTCGGTTATCTTCTGGTGTTAGTTGAACTGCCATTCTTTGTTCAACAGGCAATTTGGCTTGGGAGTCATACATTAAATGCCCAACCCCCACAGTCCACAGATATACGCTATCACGATAAGGCTTTTGTCTCACGCCTTCGTGATGCTTAATACCCTCTAAACAGCGTTGGCTAATGTTCATTTCTTCTCAAACGCTTGTGAGCCAAACCAAAACGCCACAATAGATGCCCAAATTAACTGAGTATCGTTATCCCATAGTTGGTCTAAACACTCTGTAAAAGGCACATTGGAATGCCAAGCGTACAAAAAGCCTGCTATGTCTACAAACACAAGTAAACAAAACATTCCATAGGTAAGGGCTGGTCGCACCATAGCGCGAGCATTGATAACCCATGTAGATGCGCCCTTGCTAATCTCAATGTCGTGCGCGTATAAGGCTTTGCGCTCTTCTGACTTGGCGTTAACCATAGCCACTTGGGTTTGGGCGTTAGTTACATCCGCTTGGACTTTAATCTCATCCAAGTGAATAGCCTCAATATGTTCTTGCGCTTCTAAACCAGCCTTTTTTAAGGTTAGTTCACGCTCAGTTTGCATACGGGCTAATTCAAGTTCATGCGCTTTATCTGCGCGGTCTTGAAAGAAGTCCAACAGTTTAGGTAAGCCACCCATTAAGAATGACAAAAGGGTTGATAGTAAAGTAAGCATTATTTTTCCTTCAGTTCCTGTTTTAATTTACGAAGTTCTTTTATCTCTTTTTTTAGTTGGGCTTTCATATACAGCGTTTCTATGTATGCCATTGAGGTTACACCAACAATAAGACACAAAGCCACCGCAGTCAGAATCCATCCGACAAGACGCGCAGTTGCCACATTAGCCACCCAAATAGTAAAGAAATAAATACCACGGCAATTACCCCACTTGTTATCTCAATCAGTTGGATTTCTTGTCGCTCTTGTTTCCAACGCTGTTGTCTTAACTTTCTGACTTCTTCAGCCCTAGCCCATTCTTGCTCTTGCTGAATCCTTGCATACATCTTTAGGAATCTACTGTAAATCGCCTTCAGTTCAGCAGGCGCATAAACAGTCATTTGTTCCCGAATTTGTGCATCAAGGTTTTCCATTTGGAGTTCAACCAAGGCGCGTTCAATAGCCTTTTTAGAAGTGTTTTGATTAGGGTCATAGTGTTCCTTTGATTCTGCTTCTAAAGAGGCGTAGTAGTTGGTTAATTGGGCTTGTATATCAAAGAAGTTGCCCAGTTGAATCCCAACATTTTTGATGGTTTCAAGTTCAAGTTCTTCATAGGACTGTTGTTTGGCTTTCGCTTTCGCCACAGGCTTGGCTTCGGTAGGCTTGGTAGGCTTTTTAACAAATAGCCCAAGTAACCAGTCCCACATTCCCCTAATGGCTTTGACATCAGCCATGACCCCTTCAATGGTCTTTTTAGCGCCTTCCAATTCCATGCGCCCTTCGTGCAACATTGCACAGCCTTGCTTAATAGCAGAGACTGCGCCTTGGGCAAGCATGAGTAGAGAGAAAGGGTCAATGTCACACCCCGAAGAATTTGTGTATCAGCGTTGCCGCCACATTAGGGCCAAGTAGTACGCAAGCCATAACCGCATACAACAAGTATTCAATCTTGGTCATGCGCTTTTCACCAGCCGCTAGTGATTCTTCTATGTTTTTGTATCGCTCGGCACAGATGGCTTCATGCACCGCGATGCGTGTTGCTATATCTTCAGACATATTAAGCCTTCTGGATAAACGCTAAAGCGTAATAAGGATTAAGGATAGAGAACGATGTGCCAGAACCAGTAGTAGAGTTGGCAACAGAAATACCAGTTACAGCAGTTTGCGTTGTCACATTACTACTATTTGTGGCAACAAATTGAGTTGCATTTCCACCACTACTCAAGATTCCATTTGTAGAACCCCAATTGTGCAAGTGGCCTGGGTCAGTCACAGTAGCCGTGTGCGTATGCGATGGCATATTGTTTGTTGTCAGCGTTACGCTAGACACACCACCAGTTCCGTTTACCGCATAGGTAGAACCAGCACCAATAATGAATCGGTCTGTCAGGTTAGGTGTGCCGTTAGAACCATCACACAAATACCAACCCGATGGGATAGAACCAATCGAACCAGACCACATAGCAATTAAGCCTGCGGGAATAGTCGCACCCGTTGCTGGTTGTGTGCCAATAATTCCATACAAATTGTCGTAAGTCTGAATCGTGGTGTCGTTAGCGTCTTTCAGAACAAACTTGTAGTTATAGCCATAGGTTAGCCATATCTCAGTTGCTGGTCTGCCATCAGTACCCAATACGATAGGGTTGGCGTTAGCCGTTGCACCCGTGTTATCGGTATAGGTAGCAAGAGGCGTAGACGAACCCGCTTGGTAGGTGTATATCTTGCCACCAGCAAGAGGTTGTCCAAGGATGGTAAAGAACTGAAAGCCGTTACCGATGGGGGAGAGATTGACTGCCATGTTTATTCCTTACCAATATCTTTAAGTTGAATGCCAGCGCCTGGCTTTAATGTCTCTTCTACTTGTTTTTTAACAGAACGCTTTTCTAAGAATTTTCTACCAATAGTGCCAATTGGCAAACCTTTGGCGGCAATGTTGACACCATGCTCAGTTGCACCTTTTGCATATTGTCCCAAAGCACCAACCATAGTGTTGGACTCATTAACAAATGACCCGCGAGGTCTTGCTTCTATTAGTTGACCAGTTTTAGCCAAGTCTTTTAGCACTTGAGCATCTTCGCCAAATAAGGCTGTTAATTTTTTATTTACATCAAGATTGTTAATAAATCCTGTAAATTTGCCCGTGTTGAAGTTACCAGACTTATCGGTAGATTCACGAATCATGTAATCCATAGCGCCAGCGCGTAATTGTTTAACCGCATCTGGATTGTTAGACAACATATCTAAGGCTTTGGCAAAGTCTAAGTTCTTAGACCTAAACACCACTTGTGGAATGAAATTGCTACTGTCCGCACCGCCATTAACAATGTCAGCATAAGTCTTGTTGTATGTTGGCTTTGTCTTATCCAACAAGTCAAACTCTTGTTTAGCCAAACTACGCGCTTGGTCTGCAACCACTTTGGCTTCTGCGGTTTCACCAATTAATGGAAGTTTCTCTAGTTCGCCACGAACCAAAGTCAAGGCATGAACAGCGTTTCCGTCTTGTGCTGACTGTGCTTTGCGGGTTTCTCTAGCAATCTGTGTTCGGAGATTCTCGTATTGAGCAAAGTTCATTGGCTTGCCTTCTAAGTAAGAATCCACTTTAGTCTTGATAGTTGGTGGCAAAAAGTCTATATCTTCGTTGGCAGTCAACGCAGATTTAGCATTCTGTGCAAATGTTTTGCTGTCTACTTCAATCTTGCCTGCACCTAAATCCTCAAGCGCCTTATATGCGTCACTAATAGAACTTTGTCTGTCTTTGTTTAGTTGCTGTAAGGCTTCTATGGCGCGTTCAGAGTTAGCCACATAGTCAGTTTCAAATGTGCCTTCACCAGTTTTTTGTTTGATTAAATTGGCATTTTCTTGCAATGCTTTGTTTTGCTCGTTGTAATGTTGGGCTAATTCGCCCTTCATGCCACGCTCATTACGCTCAAAAGAAATAAGGCTTGGGTCTTGTAGCGCCTGCCCTTTTGTCAAACGAACTGGCACAGGCAATGTGTCTGCCATTAGTTGGTTTTCTAATGCAGGTTTGTTTATTTGCTCTGGGCGTAAATTCTTTAGTTCATTTGCCAATTCTGGTGAAGCCCTACCAATAGCCTCTTGCAACATGGCTTGATTGGTGGTGGCGGCCGCACCGCCCGATTGAACACCGCTTGGCTTAACAGTTTCAATCCTAATTTTAGGCATTGATGGCGCAAGTTCTTTAGCCGCGCTAACTACACCTTTGCCAAACTTACCAGCGCCAACACCAGTAGCGGCTACTCCAGCCTCCATAACCGCTTGCACATCTTGAACTGGCAATCCAAACTTAGACGCAATGCTTTGTGCGCTTTCGTTTAAATGTTCGCCAATATAGTTTTGAATAGATACTGGGATAGAAGTTTTATAGGCTTCTGTCTGAGCCAGTCCAGTCAATCGACCTATTGGTTGTGCAATAGCCTCTGGCACTTTAGATGCCGCTCTTTGGGCTTCCTCTGGGGATAAACCAAATGCCCGACCAACCCCATAACCAACAAAGTTAGGCACACCAGCAAGCATATCTATTGCACCAGCGACATTGCCTGCTATGGTTTTAGGTATGGCTTGCTTGGCTTCAAAGGCTTTTTGAAGTACAGAGCCAACTAAGTTCATTTGTTTGGGGGCTGGCTTTTCTGCCGCTTGCGCCACTTCTGGAGAATCCCACA